GACTTTTACCCGCAGGGTTCACCTCAGCGTTTTCAGACATGGAGTAATGGTTAAAGTTGAAGCTCCGCAGGAGCTGACTTAATTATATAGATATTCTGCCTAAGGAATAGTATTTAATTTTTGCTAATGATATAATGAAAAGATGGAAACAATTACCGCTGAATCTATTTGGGGAACTCTTGTCTTTAAATATGAGAATTTTAAGTTCACTGTGAGTGGACCTGAAATTGCTGTAAAAGATTGGAAGAGGATAAAAAGAGAGGGTATTTTTAATGCTTGGGGATTCTCTGTTGATTCTAATAATTGTCTTATTTCAGATTTAGCAAATGCTTTAATTGATAAATATGGTAGGGATTCTTTGACTTGGAATAAAATAGTAGAAGAGCAAATTAGGTTTGAATTAAAAAGGGAAATTCCAACAGGCGCTATTCCTTAAGAGTCTCCTAAAGCTAAACCTATTACAGCTTTAAAAAGATCTGGGTGTTTTCTATAAACTGATGTCATGCCCCCAGGGGTTGCAAATTCTCCAGCCAACATGGACCAAACTTCTGTTGCTCCATAGAAGTCGGGATATAGAACACCCATATAACCATCCATGTAATTATCAACCCATCTAGGCATTTCTTTTGCATATGCCTGATGTTGTTTTATATCTACTGCTGAAAATGCTGGCTTTCCATTTTTAAAATATGCTGGTTTTGCATCGACTAAATGTGACCTTAATTTCTTCAAAGTTTTCTCATCGTAAGCTTTTGCAGATAGCCACTTTCTAGCAGCCGTAAATAATTCGGGTCTTTGTTTTTCTATGGTGTGCATACATTCATGAAAACAAGTTTTAATATTTGGAGTTGTCCAAACTTGATTCCCTAAGTTGTAGCCTCTTTTATCTCTAGCAAGAATTTCTATTTGTCTAATAGGATTTACTCCATCAAATCCTTTTCCTTTAAACATTTGCATAAAAGCCCTAACATTATTTTTTATAGATTTTAAATCTTTTGCATTTTGTTCTGCTGTTACTTTGATTTCTAGTTTTGTAATTCTGTCTTTATATATTGAACCGACTGCTGGCTGTTTCCATTCAATACTATCTATAGTTTTTTCTATATACTCTTTAAATTCTGGAGTAACTCTTGTTATATTTCTTCTCACATTTCTCATTTTTTTATTTACTTTTGCATAAGCATCAAGTTCTATATCCATCATTCTTCCATGTTGTGCTTCTAGCTTTTTAGTAGCTACTCCTAAGCGTTTAAATTCTTCCATATCTTTTGGATCTATTCCTGTTGGGCCAATTAGTTTTGCTCTTTTATTTGTTAAAGTTGTTTTTCTTTTCATTATCTCAATTTCTGCATTCTTTAATTTTCTATTTATACTTTCATAGACTGCCAAAGTTTTATGATTCTTTTTTAAATAGCTATCTCCACGATCTCTTAATCTACTAAATCTTAAAGTTGATTTTTTCAAATCTTCCATAATTTTATCATCTGCCCTAATTAATAAATCAACGTCCTTAAATTTAACTTTTTCAATATCAATTTTTCTTAAAACTGATTTTGGTTTTGGTGCATTAGTGATTAATTTATGAAGTGCTTGAGTAGGAGTTTTCCCTTCTAAAATATATGTTTCAAATTTTTCAGCTCTAATACTTCCAGCATTACCACCTCCAAAGAATTGGCCTTGTGTAACTCGGTCCGATTGAGCAAGGAAATCTGCATAGCTTGGATTTTCTCCTTTTACATCAAAAGCCTTTCTATAAAATTGTTCCCCTTTGACATTGATTTTTGATTTATATTTTCTTCCTGGTTTTTCTCTTCCTCCAGGTCGATCAAAGCCATCTTCTTCTGGACTTATATCTATTCCAGCTCTTGCATCTTTATCTTCTGGATCAACTAAAACAACCTGACATCTGCAATTAACGTGAACAGGCCATTCAGGAAAAGATTTTCTATCCTTTCTCAAAATGTTATCCAGCGGCGCACAAACAGGACAAGTTCTTGAATCAAAAGCTGCAACCCATTCCCATCTCAAATCAGATGAAAAAGTTTGTGCATCCCATACTTGTTCATTAACTTGTCTATTCATATCCTGCACAGCAGTTCGAGCTACTGCTTTGGCTTGTGCTTTTATTTGTGTATAAGCATCTTTTCCTTCAGTAAATAATTTAGTTGCAGGATCTAAAACCCCTCTTTTTTTTACTCCTTTTTCCATTACTTTATAAATTTGTCCTGCAATTCTTTCTGTATCTGCACCTTGTAAAATTCCAGATCTAACAGTCCTATCAATTATTTTTAAATTACTTTTAATCCAGGGTGTCATTGTTTGCCTAAAGATTGCAGGCTTTGCCATATCAGCATCTTGAAGACCAAAAAGATCTACTAAACGGGTGTTATTTACTTTTGTATTGTTTATTGCATCTTTCACACTGTCTTGAAGGTCTACAGTTTGAAGGCCTCCAATAGTTGGCATTCCTTCTATTTGTCCAGTAGTTCCAGGAAAAAGATTGACTGGAGAAATCTCTCTAATCATCTTCTCTGAAGTCTTTTTTAGTTCTGGATAAAAGACTCTTAAATCCTCAATTAAAAACTGGGCAAAAACATTATTAGTTGATTGCAAATAAGTTTCAATAGAACCCATCATTTTTCTCCATTCTTCATCTCTCATCAAACTTGCTTCTGGCAGTTCTAAAACTTTCCCCCTTACCCAAGCCATTGATTGTCTAAGACTTGGATCAAGTCGATCAATTACACCATCAGCAATATTATCTAGGCTGAATGCTTGTCTTATGAACAATTTGAGCTGCTTTTCGTTCAATTGTTTAGAATGTATTCATGTTCCTTAAGGGTAATGTAAATGGCAAAGCAAATTGTTGAAACAAGGGTCGCTGGGATGGTCATAAAAACAGAAGTGGATGTTCCTGAAGAAATGGTTGAAAAGCCTGTTAAGGAGGCACCCAAGCCCGCTACAGCCGAGAAGAAGGCTAAGGCTTAATGAAAAATATTTTAGGAATCCTTGGAGCTGTTTCTTTTGTTATTTCTGGCTCTCTTTTGGGTGGGACTGTTTTTACGGTTTTGTGGTTAAAGAACCCTGAGAACCAAGAAAAACTAAAATCCAAAGTTGTCGATTCTGTAATGAAATCTATTTCATTGCCAAGTCTTTCTGGGCCTCCAATTCCAACGCTTAAACCACAGTCCTCAATTAAGAAAGATTCATCTAGCGTTTTTAAAGGTGCATTTAAAACTGAATTTGATAAACCTTTTTAGTGGATATAAAAGAGCCTCAAATAGTTGAGCCTTTTATTAATGGTCCACAAATTCAAGAGCCACAGATTCAAGAACCAATAATTTTAGATCCTCCTTTGGTGTTGCCTCCTTTTATTACAGAAGGCGCTCCATTTGTTGTTGGTGAATTTGTCATTGATATGCCTGGATGTGTAGAGGTTAGAGATTTTGAATCTGGAGGTAGTGGCCATTTTGATACAGATCCAGATGGAAATTATGTTCTTTGTGATTATTCTCAGCCAATTTTTATTGCTCCAGATTTCAATAAAGATTTAAAAGTAGTTCCTCCCATTGCTCCAGAAATTGCACCTAACGAGGCAATGCAAAAACAAAATACAACTGCAAATACTTTTAAAGCAGATACAGGAAAAGCTGTTCCATGCCCTCCAACAAATCCTGAATATCCTATTGGAAGCGTTGGAAAATATGGTAGGGCCAAGGTCACTGGCTGGACTAGAGATTTAGTAACTGGGGAATGTTTAACACTATGGGAACCAATACCAATTCTTGAGACTGTAGAAGCTTATGTACCTCCTCCAACTCTTGTTGCTGGTGTATTTGCTACTGCATTATTTGGAGCGTCTGGAGCGCTCTTTGCTTCCCCTCTTGTGAAGCTTTTAAATAAAACAACTAAACCAATTAAAAAGAAAATTGTTGCAGCGGTAAAAAAGAAACTAGGAAAAACAGAAAAGAAATTATCAGTTAAAGAAAGACAAGATCTTCAAAGAGAAAAAAAAGAAATTAGTTTGCTTTGGAAGTCTTTGAAGAAGTAGGAATTGAATGTTTATGATCTGGAAGTTTGTTAACTGGAATAAAATTTACTATCTCCACATCATCACAAAGAGAAGCATATTTGGTTCCTTTTTTATATCTTATGCCCTTTGATAACAAATCACCACATTTAGAAAGCCTACCCATCTCCATTGCTAATCTTTTGTCCTGTGCGTCTAATGTTAAAAGTTTTACCATTTGTTCGGCTCCTTCTCTGCAACGTCTGACAGATTGACGATCTAAATTAATATTCCAAGAAAGACTAATCCCTGGATTAATTGAATAGTTTTCTTTTTGATTAGTTGCAACTTTTTTCCAGCCCAAAACTGCACCTGGATTATCTGGAGCGCCGTCTGGTCCATCTACTTCATTACCATCATCATCAATTGTAATTAATCCTGTGTTATCTCTTTCATCAAAAATTGGGTCCATTCGATAAGAATTAAAAGGCCTTGTAAAACTTGCATTAGTAGTAACAAAAGGCTGGATAACAAAGGTGTCGCCTTGACATTGGAAACTATTTTTTGAAAAAGTATTTGTAAATTGCCTAGATGGAACGTTTTGCACTGCGGTCACATTTACCCCACCTGAGCTATTACTCACAGGATTATTAGTCATGCTAACCCCATTACTTAAGGCTGGTAATTGAGTTGTAAAACTAATAAATAAAACAGAAAATATTCTCTTCATTGACTAAAGACACTGCTTGTATCTGTGATGCTATGGGTGTCAATAGTCCTATCTATATGAACATACTCAGCAAGTCCAGGTCCAATAAGGCTTTCAGAATATTGTGTTCCAGCTCCAGGGATAACTTGTTCAAATTGAGGTTTATTATTCAGATCAATTGTTTTCCATTTTGATGTGATTCCATTAACAGTATTTGTTGTTCCATTAATTGTTTTAGGTGTAACAGTACCTCCTCCAATTACCTGAATATTTGTTCCTGACTGATTCCAAGTATAGCCCGTATTATAGGAATATGATTGGATAATCTCACGGGTATTATTTCGTGTCTCGGTTCGAGATTGACTCGCTCCAGATCCGAAATTTGGTATCACAGGAACAGCAAAACTAGCGCTGCTATTTAATAAGAATAAAAGAAATAAACATTGTTTCATAAATATCTATCTATGTAATGTTTCCAGAAAATGATTTGCAATAAGCAAAAAATAATTCCTAAAAAGGCAATGATTAAAAAAAATATTCCCATTTCTAATCTATTTCTACGATGCTTGAAATGCTCGAAGAAACGCTAGATCCAGCCGATCCTGGAGTAAGACTAATGGCCCCAGCCTGAGTAAGGCCAACAGCCATATTTGTAGAATTTCCACCGCTATAAGTGACCGTATCCCCAAGGGTTAACAAGGTTCCTGTAGATCCGTTGGAGATTGCGATTCCTGTTTGAGTTGGGACAGTATCACCCTGGACAAATGACTGTGTTAGGGAGGCCGATCCTGTTCCACTGTGGGAAAATGTATGAGTCCCTAATGTGGCTGCAACCCCTGTGAGAGTGCCATCAGATGATGCTGGAGCTGTAAGTCCACCAATAGCACTAACTGTCAAACCATCAGAAGAAAAACTTGCAGTAGAGCCAATTCTTTTTGCATGAGAATAGGCTCCATCTGTGACTCCAGAAACCACAGTTTTTAGCTCATGCTTAAACCCAGCATTTGCAGGTGCAGAGAATAGGAGGAAAAGGATTAAAAGTTTTTTCATAAGTAAGCCTTGCTGATTTGTGCCAAAAGTCCCAAGAGCGCTAATGCGGCTGAAACCACAGCGGCCCCTGCAAAAACTCTTCTTTCTAATTGCCTAACCCGATCTTCTAAGTCTCCAATTTTTTCTTCAGCTCTTTTCAATTTCATTTCTTGGCAGACAATTCTGGTTTCCTGCCGAGCATCTATAGAAAGATCACCATCCATTAGATCAACCTCCCACTCTGTGGATCAATGGTTTTTCCAGAAACTGGATCTATTTTTTGTTCAACTGGAACAAGTTTTACTGTGCTTTCTAGTCTGACTAATTGAGTATCACCTAATAATTCTTTTAATTCTTCTTTTACTTTTTTATTGTTATTTGTTTCACCTTCTTCTTTATTTTTAGCAGCTTTTTCAAGGCCAAAAGATAAGAGAGAAGAGCTTAAAAGACTTGCAGGGAATGTAATATCCTGCTTTTCTCCGCTTGTTAATCCTGGGATCTTAGGTAAGTAATTCAATGTGACCAGACTGCCGCTCCAAAAAACTACCAATAATCTCACAGCAATTCCTATGTACTCAAACTGTTCTGAACGGTCTGGGATTTTGTCTTGAAGCTTTTGTATTAAATTTTTATTCTCTGGAGTTTTGGCTTTTGCATCCATACCTGAAGAAATTCTGATTCCTTAGGCATAATACTTAACTTTCCATTTCTTGGCTGTTCACTGGATCAGGTAGCTCTGTCTCTTCTTCTTCCTCATCATCTGGAGGTAGTGAAACCATTGTGTTTAATGTCTCTTGTCCAGTCAGTTCAATTTCAGTTTCTACATCTACAGAAGGCAAGATTTCACCTTTCTTAAGTTGCTCTAATAGTGTCTCTTGAGTTATTGCTCCATTCATCCAAAGTTGTAGATATTGCTGAACTTGTGATCCATCTAATTGAGCGAGGTCAAAGTCTCGATCAAGATTAATCAAAGGCGCTTCCATTCCTATGAATGCAGCGGCCAAATCAAAAGCCTCCTGAAGGCAAGCTTGTAAATCTTTAGAAACTACAGCTAAAAGAGAATCTGAATCTGATCTTGAAATTTGCTTAGACTCAGCGGTTTCGGCTGCCATCTTCTGAGCAAATAAAGTTGATATTCCAAGATTGCTCATTTGATTTTCTAGCTCAGTAATGAAACCTTGTTGAGCTGCAAATGCACTTGAGGCAGGTTCACAGAATGAAGCCTTACCTTCTGGAGGTAAAAGAATTGCTGAGTTAGCACTAAGCCCAATTTCATTATCTGTATCGTCAAATCCTTGAAGTACAAGAATAGGCAATGCAGCAACGTGAAGGGAATGGCTAAGATCTGCTGTTCTTTGACCATGAGCAATGTTTAAATTTGCTATTGGTAAAAGTGGAGGCTTACTTATTAGCTCCCCTTCTTTGCTGCTATAGGTAACAGCTAGAGGAATCTTTCCAAGAGTTGTTTCTCCTTCTTGGTAGATATACCATTCATCATCCAACTGCCTATAAACTTTCCATGAGCCATTTTCTAAAACTCTAATTTGTCTCACCATCTGATCACCAAAAGCGCCTAATGGTTCACTAACAATTTCATTAATTCTTATTTGTGTAATCGGTGCAATTGGAGAACTTTCGTCTTTCCTCCAACCTAAAATATTTTTTGATTGAACATTTATTAAATAAGGTCTTAATCCTAAAGCTCTTTCCTGTGCCAAATTATCAGCGGCTTCAGTGCTTGGGTAGTCAACTAAAACAGCGCTATGACCATATAGAACTGAATCAATAGCTAAACGCCTAGCAAAGCCGTCTAAGTCTGTTCCAAAGCCATCTACATTCTTAGCAAAGTCTTCCCAATATGGATCAACAACACCATTTTCATTTTTACTTGATAGTTGAATAGGTTTTCTAAGTATTAATCCAGCGGCTTGTTCTGCAATTCTGACTGTATATGGACTAAGTGTTGCATGAGAAACTCTTCTTTCCCATGCTTGTTCATCTTCTTTTGGCTCCTGAGGGAGAAAGGTTGAAGCGTATCTTCTAAAGTATTGAGTGCCTCCAATGCAGCAATCTATGGGCTGCCAATTTTCGCTCATATCCAAGACTGGGCCAGTAATCCATGAAGGATCATCACCTGGATTATCATCATTGCTAGGAGTCAATGGATCTTCTGGTTTGTAAATTCCTGAGGGATAATTGTTTTCTGCCACGCTACTGAATACGCTGGAATATATATAGTTTAGTTTGCCTTATCATGAACGAGGGAGATGAATGTAAAAGACTGTCTCATGAATTTGAATTAGCAAAGCTAAAAAGTCACATTTTAAGACTAGACGATATTGAACAAGTTAAAACCGCCGCCGTTCATTTGGTGGATTTATTAGATGGAGCAAAGACAATGATCAAAGACTTATTAGAAGAAGATGTTGCTAAAAGAAAATTGAAATAAAAAAAGACCCCTCTTAGTGAGGGGCCAGTGAATCACTTGAGTCTCTTGATCTTGTCGTCAACAGCTCTTGACTCTTTGAGGATTCGATCAATTTCCCTAAGTTCTCTTGCTTGTGATTGAGCAAGTTCTCTGAGAGAAGATCGAAGGATGTTAGCCAATTGGCCCATGATTTAACTCCGATAAAGAAATGACTCTTCAGCCATTCATTCAGTATACCGAGGGGTAATGAATTATGCAATTTGCTTTGATCAATTCGAGCTGGGGGAAAAGTCAATCATTAATCTCGGAGTGAAATTAAGAACCGCCCTGTCTTGGTTATAACTTTCAGCCCTTTCTCTCAGGCATCAGGCTCCCCAGCATTGGGCCTACATCCTTAAAGGAATTGATAATTCTTCTACAAAATCTTTAAGGGTGTCATGATTCCAATAGTCCTTACTTCTTTGTTTGTCTCCCTTCATAGCGCAAACGCCTCTGCAATAAAACCGAATTGGTTGTTTAATATTTTCACTTATCCATTCGCCTTCTGTTAATGACTCTGGGTGATCAGGATAATCAACTACTCCATCATGATCCTCTATGGGATCTCCACAGGCATCACAAATAAATTCAAACCGTCCATAGTATTTAGAAATTG